ACATGGGCCAGCCCACCACACCCACTGGGTGTAGTAGTCTGGTTCTATGGAACCTTTCTACGCCTCTTTTGCTTCCCTCCCCCATTTCTCCTTCGATTGCTCCACCTGTGATCTTTGCAACTTAGAAGAAATAATGAACCCGCACAATAGCGGGCGCTGAGCCACAGCGTCAATGTGCAAGCACTTCTGTTTCCCCGGAATGGGCCCATAGGCTGTACCCACGGCTGAAAGGGACCGGCCCGTTACCCGCCTTGGTACTGCGAGAATGTTAGTAACTCCCTCGATAGCTTTAGGCGTTACGCTCAGCCCTTTGAGCCCGAAGGGTAGTTCGGGTCGATGAGGCTCGTCATTCCCCACTGGCGACAGTGTGACTTGCCTGCGTTGGCGGCCCGGGGTGGGGGGCAACCCCCATCCACGCCTACTGAAGGACAGGGTGTGAAGGCGCTATTGCGCTACTAAGGAGTCCTCCGGCCCCTGAATGCGGCTAACCCGAACCCCGAGCCCACGGTGGTAAACCCGCCACAAGTGGGTCGTAATGAGTAATTTGGGGCAGGGACCGACTACTTTGGGTGTCCGTGTTTCCTGTTTTTCCATACGATGGCTGCTTATGGTGACAACCATAAGCAATTGGATTGGCCATCCGGTGTTCATATTGCGAATATGGGCGCCTCTGTTTCAAAGAGCTCCTCAGGAGAGCATGAAAATGCTCTCATAGCTGAAAGTGGTTCAAGCATTAAATTTACAAATATTAACTATTATAATGACAGTTGTGCATCAGCTTCATCAGTGGCTTCATTACAACAAGACCCATCAAAATTCACACAACCAGTCGTTGATGCTTTAAAAGCAGGTGAGGTAATGATGAAATCACCTAGTGCAGAGGAATGTGGTTACAGTGATAGAGTCCAACAATTAGTGCTAGGTAACACCGCAATAACAACACAAGAGGCTGCAAATGTAGTTGTGGGTTATGGAAAATGGCCAGAGAATTTATCTTCAAAGGATGCCACAGCTATAGATGCACCGACCTTTCCAGATACTGCAGTAAATAGGTTTTACACTTTTGATTCAGTTCTATGGTCTGCCCAGTCAAATGGATGGTATTATAGATTACCTGGGTCAATGTTGGATTTTGGATTGTTTGGACAAAATATGCAATATCATTATCTAATGAGAACTGGTTATGCAATCCATGTGCAATGCAATGCTTCAAAATTCCACCAGGGCGCTTTGTTGGTGGCAGTAATACCAGAAATGCAGACTGATAATCCTGAAGGCAGTGTAGATACGGGAATTTTGACACCTCTTGATGGTGCCACAAATCTAAAATTTGATGAAAGCTTGGAGCCAGAGCAGTTGACAATATTTCCCCACCAGTGGATCAATCTCAGAACAAACAATACAGCTACAATTATTATGCCATATGCTAACTCAGTCCCTATGGACAACGGGCTGATCCATAATAATTGTACACTAGTCATTCTGCCAGTTGCGGGATTACAGTACAGTACAGGAGCCACAGTAGTGGTCCCAATAACAGTTACAATTGCCCCAATGTGCTCTGAGTATAATGGTCTCAGATTTGCCATCACTAACGCGCACACCCAGGGACTACCTGTTAGAAACCTGCCTGGGTCACGCCAGTTTTTGACCACAGACATTTATTCAGCTCCGCCCGCAATCCCATATTTTGACCCATCACCAGAGATTGATATCCCAGGGGAAGTAAAGAATTTGTTGGAATTGGCAAAGGTTGATACCATAATGCCCTTCCAAGACACCAACAAAAAGTGGAGGCTTAATCTGGAAGTTTCAGTACAAACGTCTGTAGGACAGAAACTCACAGAGTTTGAAGTTGGTCCAACAACGGGTGAGGCCTGGCAAAAGACTTTGCTGGGGGCGCTTTTGAAATTCTATACTCATTGGACAGGTAGCATCAAGTTATCATTTATGTTTTGTGGGACCGCAATGACAACAGGAAAATTCCTTATTTGCTACACACCCCCAGCTGGGCGTGCTCCACAATCTAGGCAAGAGGCAATGCTGGGCACAAATCTTATATGGGACATAGGTTTACAGTCAACTGCTACATTGGTCATACCCTGGATTGCTGCATCACATTATAGATTGAATGGTAAGACCAACTCAGAGGGAAGAGTAGGGTTATACTCCACTTCAGGGAGAATCACCATATTTTATCAGACAAACATCGTTGTCCCCCCTGACTGCCCCACTACAGCTAAGATTGTTCTTTTAGTGTCTGCTTGTGATGACTTTGTCATGAGAATACCATTGGATTCAGCTTACCAACAAGGACCCAACCCAGTTGGAAATGCTTTGAACAAGGAGATCAATAAAGTAACTCAGTCATTATCAGCCATGAGCATTGATGAAACCGGATCCAGTGTTCATCCAGACTCAGCCCCAGGTTTAAATGCACAGGAGACAGGAGCCACCTCAACTACGGAACCTGAGCAAATGATGGAAACACGAGCCGTCATGAATAATCACAGCCAAAGGGAAACAACCTTGGAGAACTTTTTCTCAAGAGCAGCATTAGTGCAAATTATGACTTTTGTTTATGGTAAAGACACTGCTGCTGCAAACAATGATTACACAAGCTGGGTTATTGACTTGAGAAATGCCACGTATACTGTCTTCAGAAGAAAGATTGAGATGTTTACATACATGAGATTTGATTTGGAAATTATTGCCCTATTCACTGTCACCCCAAAGAATGCTGAATCAGGCTACTTCCCAAATCTAGAGTACCAGGTTATGTATGTGCCTCCTGGGGCCCAAACACCAACCAGTAGTGTAGATAAACCTTGGCAAACTGCAACAAACCCCAGTGTGTTCACTAGGCAGGGTGATCCTCCAGTTAGTTTTAGTATACCTTTCTTATCAGTGGCTAATGCTTATAGCATGTTTTATGATGGCTATTCAAATTTTAATGATGTTGGAAACTCAATTTATGGACTCTTTCCCCCAAATGACATGGGGGTGATTAGTGTTAGAACAGTCAATGATAACCCCCCAACAGGACAAGAGTTTGACGTAAAATGTAGGATTTACTTCAAACTCAAGCATGTCAAAGCCTGGATTCCAAGACCAATCAGACAGGCACCCTACAAAGCTCCAGCAAGTTCAATGCTGTTAAGTGAAGACACACTACACATGCTCCGTATAAACGATGAAGGAGACGACTTAGTGTGTCAAACGGCTTTTGATGAGGGCCCAAACTTGTACAACTATGGGCCTGGATTTGGGGGTGCCCACATAGGTCAATACAAGGTGGTTAATCACCATCTCCTGGATCCAGAAGATGATCCAATATGGGATAGTCCTCAGAGGGACCTTGCTGTCATACTGGCCCCTAGCCACGGAAAGGACGTTGTAGCTAGATGCAAATGTCGATGTGGCATTTATTGGTGCAGATCAAAGAGAAAATATTATCCAGTTTGTTTTGATGAACCCAGTTTTAGATATTTTGATGACAATGAATATTATCCAGCAAGATTCCAATCACATGTGCTACTTGCATCTGGTTTTGCTGAACCAGGTGATTGTGGGGGAATTCTACAGTGTCCCCATGGGGTTATTGGCCTTGTCACTGGAGGCGATGGGCAAGGAACAGTGGCATTTGCAGACATCAGAGATCTATTGTGGTTGGAAGATGATGCCATGGAACAGGGAGTCACTGACTATGTTCAGGCACTCGGGAATGCATTTGGCACTGGGTTTACACAACACATAACTGACAAGTGCAATGAAATCAGAGAGATGATGATGGGACAGGATTCACTTCTAGAGAAAATTATAAAAGCTGTGATTAAAATTGTATCAGCTCTAGTGATAATAGTCAGGCATCATGATGATTTAGCCACAGTTGCAGCAACGCTAGCTTTGGTGGGATGTTCTGGTAGTCCATTCTCATGGTTGAAACAGAAGATTTGTTCCTTGATTGGCATGAACTATGCACAAAGACAGGGTGAAAGCTGGTTGAAAAAGTTTACTGAAGCAGTGAACGCTGCAAAGGGTCTTGAGTGGATCAGTGATAAATTATCAAAACTACTTGAATGGATAAAAAACAAAATAATACCAGCTGCTAAGGAACGGGTTGAGTTTTGTAGCCGACTCAAACAGTTGCCCTTGCTTGACCAACAAATCAGATCTCTGGATATAAGCCCAGTCAATGCTGAAAAGACGGCTCAGTTATTTTCAAATTTGCAGTATTATCAACACTATTGCAGTATGTATGCCCCCCAATATGCAGTTGAGGCAAAAAGGGTAAGGGACCTTCAGAAGATCCTAAATGCTCACATGTGTTTTGATTCAAGGACTAGGATGGAACCAATTTGTGTGGTGGTCCATGGCTCACCTGGTAGTGGAAAGTCTTTAGCAACTAGTATGTTAGCTAGAGTATTAGTGGGCAAGTATGATGGAGAAGCATATTCACTCCCTCCAGACCCAAAACACTTTGACGGTTATCATCAACAAGATGTTGTTATAATGGATGATTTGGGGCAAAATCCGGATGGAGAGGATATGAAATTATTCTGTCAAATGGTGTCCACCGTGGAATTTAGACCTCCAATGGCATCATTGGAAGATAAGGGAATGCTGTTTAACTCCAGATTTATTTTGTGTTCTACCAATTGCCAACAGCTAATACCACCCACAGTAAGTGAGCCCGAAGCTATTAGAAGGAGGATTTTTCTTGATCTTGACATGTGTTTGGAAAAAGCGTATACAAAGGATGGAAAATTGGATGTCAACATGGCAGCAGACCCTTGTGAAAACTGTACACCAACCAATTTCAAAAGATGCTGCCCCCTAGTTTGTGGTAAGGCCTTCACCCTCAAAGATAGAGCAACAGGAGTTAGAATGAGTTTAGATGCTGTGGCCTCATCTCTAGATAGAGCGCTCAGATACCGTACAGGAGCTAAGAGCAAAATAGAAGCCCTGTTTCAGGGCCCACCCACATTCACAGATCTGAAGATAGACATAATTGAAACTCCACCACCTCCTGCAATAGCTGATTTGCTCCAGGCAACTGACTCAGAAGAAATTAGAGCTTACTGCGCTGGTAAGGGGTGGATTTGCAATGTTGAGCCTAATGAGATTAGATTTGAACGCAACTTAAGTAAAGCAATGATTGTTTTCCAGACACTGACAACAGCTGTTTGCGTTGTGGGGGCTATATGGGTTGTTTACAAATTATTTGCAGGTTTTCAGGGTCCGTATAACGCATTGCCAAATGTTAAGCCCAAAGTGCCAACTCTTAGAACTGCTCAGGTGCAAGGTCCTAGTCTTGACTTCGCATTGTCCATGATAAAGAGAAATACTCTTGCAGTAACAACAGGCAAAGGGGAATTTACAATGCTTGGGATCAAAGATCATATCGGTGTCCTTCCCACTCATGCTGAACCAGGTGAAATAGTTCTTATAAATGGCAAGGAAGTGAAAATTAGAGATGCTTACTCTCTGATTGACAAAACAGGCACAAATTTGGAATTAACTGTGGTACATCTGGATAGAAATGAGAAATTCAGAGATATCCTGCCATTTATACCAGATGAGCCTAGAGATGAGTGGAAAGATGCCGTATTGGCAATCAATACCACAAAATTCCCGATGATGTTCTTACCAGTTGGAAATGTAACCCAGTACGGAGCATTGAATTTATCGGGTAGAGTGACAAATGGAATATTAATGTATAACTTTCCCACGAGAGCAGGTCAGTGTGGTGGTGTGATAATGACTGTTGGTAAGGTTATTGGAATGCATGTTGGCGGCAATGGACATCAGGGATTCGCTGCTGCTCTAAAGCGCAGTTACTTTGCAGTCCCTCAAGGAGAGAGGTATGATGTTAGACCTGCAACGGTTTATGGTACATATAACCCCCTGAAGACGCCGCCAGAGGCAGATCCAATGGACAAAATCTTTATAAATACCCCAACCAAAACAAAACTGCACCCATCAGTATTTAATGAAGTTTTCCCAGGGACAAAAGAACCAGCCATTCTCTCGCGCTCAGATAAGCGCTGCCGGGTTGATTTTGAAGAGGCACTATTTTCCAAATATAAAGGTAACATCATAATGGAGATGACAGATAATATGTATACTGCATGTGATTCTTATGTTAGTAACCTCCAAACTTTAGGTGATATGACCCAATGCATTACAATGGAAGAAGCGTTGTATGGATACAAGAACCTTGATGCCCTTGATTTAAATACATCAGCCGGATTCCCCTATGTCACCTTGGGAATCAAGAAGAGGGACATACTTGATCCAAAAACAAAGTCAACAGAAAAGATGAAACAGTGTATGGACAAGTATGGCATTGAGCTTCCCTTTGTAACATACTTAAAGGATGAACTTAGACCTAAAGAAAAAGTTGAGCAAGGGAAAACTAGGTTAATAGAAGCCTCCAGTCTCAATGATTCAGTTGCTATGAGAATGTGTTTTGGTAATTTGTACTCCAAGTTTCATGAGAATCCAGGAACAATAACAGGCTCAGCAGTTGGTTGTAATCCAGACACATTTTGGTCCAAGATCCCTTGTATGATGGATGGAGAATTGTTTGCTTATGACTATTCCAACTTTGATGCCAGTCTAAGCCCAGTTTGGTTTATGTGTTTAAAGTACGTGCTTAGACGCCTAGGATTTAAAAGTAAACAATTAGGATTCATTGATTACATGTGTCACAGTACTCACGTGTATAGAGGAGTCCAATATAGGGTGTCAGGTGGAATGCCATCAGGTTGTTCAGGGACGAGTATTTTTAATTCTATGATTAATAATATAATTATTAGGACTTTAGTATTAGACACTTACAAAGGCATAGATTTGGCTCAACTTAAAATTATTGCTTATGGTGATGATGTTATTTGCAGTTATCCATTTCAACTGGATGCAGAACAGTTGGCAAAGGCAGGCAAGGAATATGGCCTGACAATGACTCCACCAGACAAGGGTGACTCTTTTAATGATACAAACTGGGTTAATGTGACATTTCTCAAGAGGTACTTCAGAGCTGATGAAGAGTATCCTTTTTTGGTGCACCCAGTTATGCCAATGAAGGAGATCCAGGAGTCCATTCGATGGACCCGTGAGGGCGCGGATATTAAAGACCACGTCCGCAGCCTTTGCTACTTGGCCTGGCATTCAGGTCAGGAAGAATATGAGGAATTCTGCGAAAAGATTCGTAGTGTTCCTGTTGGGAGAGCTTTGGTTCTCCCATCATACCGTCAACTACGTAATCAGTGGTTGGACGGTTTCTAACTCAGTTTCCTTGATTCAATATGTTGAAAAATCATTAGATTTGGCTGAATTAGATTTTAATTTTTGATGCAAGGATC